CAAATTGTAGAAAATCTTCCTCAATACCACTTGCATTAGTTTGAGAAAAACCTTCTTTTTTTGAAGATGAAAATCTATATTCTTTTTGATATAGACTCTTGTAGATAATGCTTCTAGCTTTATCTCTAGCTTCTGCTTGTTCGGCAGTAGAGACATTAAAATCAGATTCCATATAGTAATGAAGGACATCTAACATGTCTGACATATCCATACTCTCCAATCTCAATCCTTGCGTTAAAGCTTTACCATTTATATAAGGCCAGAGGTCTACTGCCCACTCTGAGATTGCTCTGGCCCCTGCATAGGGCGGCCTGAGTACTGTTCTACTAACCAAGCAGTAATTTCGCCTAGTGTTTCTACAGTTACAATCTTTTCCTTGTCATCGATAAGTTTTGAAAATCGCTCATAGCTTTCTGGTAAAAGAGCTTTTGAAAAAATATCTTTAACGGTGTCAGCTGCATCGGTAGCATTTCCACTGCCAGCTTTTGCAACAAGACTTAAAAGCGCATTACCTTGTAGGTTTTTTACGCAATTAAAGTCTTCACCATGAAGCTTAAACGAGATTGGTTCGGTGTTTTGTTCTCCACCAGCTCCAAAATCTTTAAATCGTGCTGTCATCAGTTTTCCTTATCTGTCGTTGTGATAATTATATCTTGGCTTTAAGAGCTTCACTTAGATAACGATTAGCTCTCGTTCCTGGATGCTGCACTGAATGTGCGTACACAACTTGTCCTCGTGAAACAAAGCGAAGCATTTTTCCACTTTTTGGAGTTATTGTGTGTGGTGCAGTTCCTTCATGATGAGCTAATGCATAATCTAAAGTCGATCCGACCCAGATATATTGCCCCCTTGGATCTCTCATATGTCTCATATGAAGAGAGTTGCGGAGTCTTCCAGTTCTTACTCCCACCTTTGCTTTGGCAAGTGTAAGAATTTCATTTCCTTTACCTTTTAGAAACTGCCCTACTTCTCCATTTGGATTATTAAGGAAGTTATCTAAAACCGATTCGTAGAACTTAACTCTAGCCATTATGGAACCGCCAATGTTAGAGTCATAGTTACTACTTGAAACCCGCCCTCTGGGGAGTTGGTTTCTACTGTTGCAATAACACCTAAACCGAATCCACCATTAGTTTCCCAACGATCTAATTCAGCAGCGCTATCTAACAGAATCCATGCGTCATATGCAGAAATTTCTGCACCATCTTGAATTGCATCCCCTGAAGGTGCTCTTCCATTTTGTCCTACTGTAGGAACTTCACGAGCTACTTGAACAAGTAAAGTTACAGAACGAGGGTCATTACATCTACGAGGAGCTGTAGCTTCATCTCCTGGAGATCCTAAGTACATTTGCAACATAGATACAGTAACTTGCTCGCAATCAACTGCAGGAGATCCTAAGGTCCAATAGCGACGTCCAGGAAGAGGCATGTTATATGAGGTGTATTGAACAATTACTTGATCTAAAACAGACTGCATTAAGTTAGCTAAATTTTTAGCGTCTGCAGATACAGTTGCGGTGTTTATATCTAAGCCCATATGTCCTCTTGTCTTTTAGTACTTCTAGTTATACAGTATAGATTGGAATTGTTCGTTCGCCGAGTTGCATGATGATATTACCTGAAATAATAGGAACAATCTCGTCGACTGCTGGATTTGCAAGACTTGGACGAACTGCGTACATATCCATAATTCCTGGGTCACGAGGACCTAATACATCTAATACTTGCTTATATGTTGCACTTACTCTTATTGTATTTTCTGTTCTATCAATAGCAGCTGCATTTGTAATAGTAGAAGTTGTATTGTTGTTAATATCAGAGAAGTCAATTTGAATTGTCCAGTTATTGTCTGAATCTAAAAAGTCTCCATTAATTTCTGAGAAATAATAAAGATTAGATGTTCCTTCTGCAGTTACATAAAGATCAAATGCGCTAAGTGGGTAGAGAGGAGAAGCTCCAGTAATACGGCGAGCACGAGGCTGATCTGGGCTAAAGACACGAGCACGAGCTCGAGCCTTGTCTGGGTTAACTGTTTTTAGAAAAAGATCGATAGCATAAATGCCAGTCTTTAGTTCATCAATAAAATCTTGGTTATCAAGAACTGTATAAGAAACTCCTTGACGAGAGATAGATGTAACTCTTTGTGGAAGAGCACAGGTATCGTCATCTTCGTATAGCTTTACAAGTTCTGTAGCAAGGACACGGGCTGCTGCACGACCTGTTGTAGGAGGAGGGCTTCCATATGTGTAGGTAACCTCTACCTGAGATGGTGACCACCCAGCACCTGGTACGCCAAGAATTGTTGAGTGGTCTGATAAATAATATTTATCTGGTTCAATAATATTTCCATCAAGATCACGAAGAGTATGTACTTTAACTACTTTGCGACCACGAAGTCTAAGACGAGAGTTTGCTGATGTACCGTCACCCTGAAAGTCATCATCTGCATAACGATTAAAACCGCCAGATGCAATATTTACAACATTGCCGTCTACTAGTACTGGTGTAAAAGTAAGACTTGATCCTCCTGAACGAAGGTATGGATCGTAAGAAGATACATAACGCTCTGTTACTGTTGTTAGCCCGCTATATTTGCGGCCAGACATTCCCCAAAGAAGATAAGAGGCTGATTTACAAGCTTCGTAAGCATAATCAGAATTTGTGTATGTGCCTAACTCTTCTGGTGTTACCCAAAGATTGCTCATACTCTCACCTCGTCTCTAAGTAAGAAGGCGGGCACAAACCGTAGTTGGGAAACCATCGGCTCAATGCCCGCCTTTCTCAATGAATTAAGCGGTTGGATCCTCGGTTGACGCAATAATGAAGTCAACTGGTAGATCTGCGTTGTACTCTTCGCTGCCTGGAACGTTAAATGAAGATGTTGAGCCTTGTGAGTCAAAATCTGTCACTGCAAGGTATCCACGGTTACGAAGTACTGAACCGACTGGGCTTACTGCTGTTGATGCAACATCACTAGCGGTCTTGGCATAGCGGAATGTAGTTGTGCTTGGAACAGCGGTAATTGTGAAAGTACCGTTGAATGTAGCATCTACACCGCTTACAGTTACGCTCTGACCAACTTCAAAGCCATGTGCTGAACCTGTTGTAAGGGTTGCAATGTTTGAAGTAATAGCCTTGTTTGAAACTGTCTTAGTAGAATCATCAAACCAGCGGTAGAAGCCTTTTAAACCTGTAGGTGAGTATGAGGTACGAGCATATGAATATGAACGCTCAGTTGCTACTGGATACTCCCAGCGGCCATCTAGACCTGAACCAAAGTTAACATTTCCAAGTCCATAACCTTCAAATGTTGTTGCAAGCATTCCGTTTTCAATAACGCGGTCTCCGCTTTGGCGAAGCTTTGCGTATGGGAATACCCAGTGGAAGTATGGGTTAGTTGATGCACGGCGACCATCTGCAACAGCAAATGACCAGCACTCGAGTGCAACACCGTTGCCTGAAGGGTCATCGCCAACGGATGGTGCGGCCCAACCGACTGACTTATTGTTTGGTGATGCGAAAGAACCGAAGTTCTTACGAAGCAACAAACCGCCTGAGATTAGTTGTGAAAGTTCTGTATCTGGTTCGCAAATTGCAAGTTCCATTGTGATTCGCTTAAGTGTGTCAGGGGCTTTGTATGACACGCATACAGTGCCGTCTGCTGACTTCTCAACGATTTCGTCACCCTCTTCATATTCTGGGGTGAAAGATGTGCGGAGGAACGCCGAGGTTGTGTAGCTGTCTCCTGCTCCATTGAGCAAATTGCCAGCGGCGTCCAGTCTTGTGACTCGGATCGCCACACCTTGGACGCTAGCCGCATAGTCCTGAGTGGCCATTCCAGTGTTCTCCTTTGTTTATTTCTTACTAGGTTGTGGGTAGTGCTAGACGAATTGTGTAAAAGATACTTGGGTCAAAGTATACCGCTGCTGCACGAACTGCTCTGACTGTTAAGTCGTTAGTGTTTGTGCTTACAGTTGCACCTTGACCAAGATTCTCGTTCACAATCTCAATTTTGCTTAGGTGTATATCAACAGGGCCAGTTGCAAACATCCACTTATTTGAAGCAGATGCTGAGGTGTTAGCGTCACTAAGACGACCAGCACCTGTGTAACCAGATCCAATGACAACATCTGTTCCTAAGCGAGTCATTGCTTTACCTGTTTTTCCTCCATCTGCTGGTAGGTAGATGATGCGAGATCCTAGGATCGAAGCAACATCGCGGGTCATGTGAATGACTCCGTTTGTTCCTGCTGGCGATGAAGAAATTGCTTGTTCCAACAGCATAAGTGCTGTTGCTGGAGCTAGAGCACCGCTATTTACTACGGTTGCTACTCCTGTTTCCCTTAAAAAATCATTCCCATTTGTTTCAGCAATTGAAGCTTTGCCTTCCCAAAACTCAAGCTCTACTGCCTTTTGTGTTGCTGCTTCTAATTGCTTTTTAGCAATTGCAAAGCGATCTTCTCCATTAATACCAAAATATGATCGAGTATCTGTTACTTGAATAAAAAATGGATCGTACTCTTTAAACTGTGGAAGAGTTGATGTTCCTACAACTGCACTAGCAGCTGCATCGTTTACTGTAAATACTTCTACTTCTGGTTGTGAATCAAATTCGTAACTAAAACCACGAACCCAACGCTCATCGTAATTTGCAGCGGTGTGTGTCATAACCCGAGCGACACTTAGAAGTCCGCAAGGTGCTTGAACCAAATCTGGTGCTGGATAGATTCCTCTAAACGCCATTTCTAGTTTTCTCCTGTTTCTTTCTAAGTGTCTGCTCGGGTTCTGACTTAATTACTTTTGGCTATCGCTTACGGTTTAGTATTCGATTGCCGCAGCTGTTGCGCCACCTGTTGTATCACGGAGAGCTGCTGCTACACCGTTAACAGAGATGGTTGATGTGACCTTGAGTGACTCAACGCCAACCTTTGCAACACCTTCGAAGGTTTCAACGAACATCTTGTAATCGTTGGTTCCAACAAGGGTGGAATCACGGATAACTCCGAGATCCAAGCTTCCGCCATCAAGGAACAAGAATGTTCCTTCTGCGAACATGTACCAGACGAATGTGTCTGCGAACTCGTTCATTGCAGCAGCACCTTGTGCATCGGTGAAATCATCGATGTGGTAGGTGATGTTGATGTTGCGAGATGCGATGTAACCATCGATCTCTGCAGCGGCATTAAGGGTGTTGTCACCAGGTGCTGCAATAGCTAGATCTGCCACCATTGCGTCCTTGATCCATGCTGGAGCAATAACACGAAGTGGAGCATCTGCTTCTAGGCGATGACGGGCACGGTAGTTAGAAGCTGCACGACCTAGTTGTACTAGGAAGTCACGAGCTACACCGATAAGTGAAGTTGAAGTAACTGCAGTTGAAAGTGCAGTTAGACGGGTCAAGATTTGACCTTCTGCTTCACGAGCGTGCTGAATCAGACCAAGCTCGTTGTGACGAGCAATTAGTTCTGGGTAAGCACGAGTCATCAAGTTACCGAACTGCAACTGTAGAGTTACAGCATCGGTTGCAACAGTGTTTTCTCCTGCAGCGGTTACAGTCAAACTAAGCTTTGCAGCTGGGTTTGGTGTTTCTGCTGAGTCGTTTGCTGCGGTCCAAATACCAACAGCGTTAGCATATGAGCTAAGAACTGGTGGGGTTACGAAGCGAATACCGCCACGATCAGCTTGGAACTTAGGTAGCGCATCACGAAGTGGACGAGCTGTTGTTCCAATACCGAAGATGTCGTACTTAACTTCGAATGGGGTTGAGTGTCCACCAGATGCAACAAGTGCTTCTGGGCCTGTTACGGCTTGGACTTTTGCCCAGTTTGATTCTGCATCCTGAGTAAGAATGCGCTCTTCTGGGTACTGGGTAGCGATAGATGCAACAATATGTTGTTCTCCATCTCCACCGTTAACGCGACGTAGAGCGTGAATACGCTTT